GAAGAAATGGGTTTATGTAGGCGTGAACGACGGAAAAACGCGGGCTTTTTGCAGAAGGATTCTGGGCGAAGGCAAGGCTTACAACGAATCAGAAATGAATGCTATCAAGGGCGACAGCAGCAGAAATTACAATTGCCGCCATAGATTCTACAAAATGAAGCCGAGGGAGGTGGCCGCTGGTGGGTATAAAGATACTTAAAAAACCAAACCTGAGCAAGTTAATCAGAACGATTAGCGCAACTGAGGAAGAGTTGGCATCAGTAGCTACCCACATTATTATCGGGATACAGGAAAGAACGCAGAAAGGCTACGACGCAGACGGTGTAGTGTTTAAGCCATACAGCGAAGAATACCTAGAATACAGGGTGAAAAACAAGCGGTCATCAGAGGTTAACCTGACCTTTAACGGCCACATGCTGCACTCTATGAAGACAAAGAAGGTGCGCGATGGAACGGCCATCGTATTTGACAACACCATTGAAAACGACAAGGCCGACTTCAATCACAATAAAATGAAGCGTGAATTCTTTGCGCTAGACGGAAAACAAGAGCGGTATATAATAGATACCATCGGTGATTTTATTTCAAAATCGCTAAAATAAATGATAAACTCACATTAAGAGGTGACGAAATGGCTGACGAGCAAAAAGCGGCAGAAACAAAAGTTGATACTCCTGCAACTGCAACTGAAAATGAGGTGGTGATTTCTCAATCCAAGCTAGACCAATTGATTGATAAAGGGTTCAGCAAGGGTGCTAAACGAGCGGCGAACGAATTAGCCGAACAGTTGGGCGTTGAGAATATTGAACAGGCGCGAGAGTTGATTAATGCCAAGCGACAAAACGACGAGGATGGCAAGTCTGATTTAGCCAAAGCCGCCGATTTAATCGCAACGCTTAACTCAACGATTGAAGGTCTGGAAGCGAGCAACCAACAAATCCGTAGCGATATGGATTTCCAAAAGGTGGCAAGCGATAACGGTGTACAGGACGAGGACTACTTTAAACACCTGCTGATGCAAGCGCAAAAAGCAGATGATTTTGAACAAGCCGAATTCATCACATCGTTGAAAAGCAACAAACCATACTTATTCGGGGCGCAAGAGCCAGCCAAGAAAGTAGACGCAACATCCAATCGCGCATCGCTAGATGTGGCTGAAAGGGTTAAAGGGGCGAAAACGATGGCCGAGCTTTACGCACTCCAAAATGAAATTAATTAATTAGGGAGTTATCATCATGGCAGTAAACACCAAAACAATCTTAAGCGACAGCGTTGTCGACCTTATGAACCAAGCCGTTATCGTTTCAGGTAACAGCTATAACAAGATTGATGCATATGCGACAATTCGACAAGATGACATGGCTTCATCTATCGCGTTTACCGTATTCTCACGCATGTCAGCTGCAACGACACCGCTAACTGACGGAACTGAAGCGTCATCAACAACAATGACTGATACTAAAGTTCAGCTATCAATGGCTGAATATGGTGCAGTTATCACATCAACTTCACTTGCTAACATCGCAACTGCTGGCAAAGCTGATTTAGCTTCTGCTGAATTAGTTGGTGTTAATCTTGGCGAAACTACTGACAAGCTAGGTCTTGCAGCGGTTGAAGCAGGAACAAACACAATCGCAGCTGGCGCAGTTGGTACATTAGCAACTGGCGATTTACGCTCTGCATACACAGCACTAGCTAACGCTGGCATCGCTAAGTTTCCAGACGGCCGCTTTGTAGCATTCGTCAACCCATCACAAGTATCTGACATCAAAGGTGATTACATTACAATCGCTCAAAACACAGACATCGGCTCTGCAACAAGCGGCGTTGTTGGCGCATTAGAAGGCTTCACACTGGTTGAAGATTCTAACGTTACAGCTGGCACAGTAGCTTGCTTCGGAATCAACGCTCTGGGTAAAGCGGTCGCCGCTGCACCAGCATTGCGAGTTGTTGAAGGTTCAGACAATCTCGGACGGACAGTGAACGTAGGATGGTATGGCGTGCTTAAATATGGCGTTATTGACCAAAATGCAATCCGTGTTATCACAGGCGCGTAATCTCATGGCTAAAGCTAAAGCGAAGGTCAAAAAGGCCGATGTTTTGGAATTAACCGCGTTGGCTGGCGGCTCGCATAAGATTGGCGACTACCTTTACAGCTTCACAGCTGGTGAGGTGGTTACCATCCAAGCGAGGCACTTTAAGCAAATGCAGAGTTTATCAATCTTCTCCAAAGGGGTGTAGCAAATGGCGTGGTCTTTGACAAATGCAGATGTGATTTCAGCTTTTCCATTGCTGGCTGACTTCCACGAGAAAGCGGACGGTGGCTCAACCACTACATTAACGTGCAAGCGATTAACGTCGCTGGCCGAAGATGAAATGGTCGGTTCTACTATCGCTTTTTTGACTGGTGATAATGCTGGCACGGATGCGGTTATCACATCTTATGCATCATCGGCTACCGCCACTTTCGGGTTCGGCACAATATCAAATGCAGTCGATTCGTCGGTTGGGTTTGGCATTGTGCTGCTCGACTACACTTCCCACATCAACCGGGCATACGACATCATTGCGAATGAAATGCGTAATCGTGGCCTTGACGCTGAATTATTCAAGACAGTTTCTCAGATTAAAGAGCTTCACTTAATCAAAACGCTGGAACTGGTTTGCTTATCCAAGCGACAAGATGCCGACAATAATGACGTTTATCACGAATCATATCTGCTATTTAAGCAGCAATATGAGGGTGAATTGACGACATTAAAGGCCGATTATGACGTGGATGAGGACGGCACGATTGAGGAAGCAGAAAAGAAACTCAGCAATCAGGTGGTGCTAATTAAATGATTCAATTATTGAAAGGCAGGGGCTATCGGCTATCCCGCAAGGACACGCTCAGTAATCGCGAGTTCCGCGAGCTGGAACAGTCCTTTTCAATAAGCGATGATTTATCATCATTTGGGAAGCGGGCTTATGATTTGACGCAAACCTTTGAGTTATTTCTTGATGCGAAGCAATACCGAATATCAGCGATGGAATCAATCATTGAAGATACGCGGGCAAATGGAATTGACGAGGTGGATTTTAGCGTAGAAAGTGATGAACGTGGTTATATGATTAAATTTACGACGATTAAACAGGGAGTGAAATAATGGCAGTGATTAAAGGGCATAAAGGCTCATTGCGCGATGGATCAGGAAACAAGGTCGGGGAATTGACTAGCTTTTCTTTGAGCGTCACGCAAAATAGTGAGCAACATAACGCGTTAGGCGAGGAATGGGCTAACACCACAGCAACTAACAAGTCATGGACTGTTGAAGGCTCAGGCATGTACGACCCAGATGACACTTATCAAGCGGCAATTGTGGATGAAGTTATTACGGGCGATGCAGTCTATAGCATTGAATGCCGGGCAGAAGGCGATACAACAGGCGATGTGGCTTACACGGGCTCAATCGTAATCGGCGAAGTTGGCATTGAAGCGTCAAGCGAAGGCGTGATTGCTTTCAGCTTTTCAGGACAAGGCAGCGGCGCACTAACTAAAGGCACAGTGGCTTAATATGTTTAAATCCATAGACCGAAGCGAGATATTAAAGGTGGTATCGGCTGACGACCCAGCGATTGACCCAGACAAATCTGATTTAGAAGCCTACCAAGACGGCTTTGACATCAAACATCTGGCGTTTATCAAAGGCGAATTGCCGACACTATTTTCAATAGGCACAATTAGCTTTTTGAAGTTTGCCGAAATAAAGGACAAGCATATCTCTTTCGGGCTTGGCGAGGAAGGCCAGCAAATCAACACCAATCTATTTGGATTGACCGCTGATATGCTGCGCTATTCATTAAAAGAAGTTGAGAATTTACCATTTAAACTCAAGATAGAGAAGGGCAGATTGTCAGAAGGCACGATGGATAAGTTAGCCCGGCTGGGCATTATTGAAGAGTTGGGCAATATCGCCTTGACGATTAACGGCTTTGGCGAGGACGACAAAAAAAAGTAACAGGCGCGATTATGCAGTCAACGCTGAATT